TACCACATTAAAAAATGTATATCGGCACGTTCTGGTTGATCGAGAAAAAGAGATGAATGAAATTGGGAATGATTATTTTTCAAAGCTATGCAACACGGAATGCAACACAAAAAAAGAAAGTGCTGAAAAATAGCGTATATTAGGATTTTTCTTGCAGGTTCAAGTCCTGTCATCCGCATTTTTATGAAAATCTTGTATTCACTGGTTCTCGCAAAGAACGTAGTGTTTTCAATGGTTTCGGCAATTTCAAATTAGCTCATAAAATATGTTATTTTGCCATTTTGGGCATAAAAAAGAAGAACTATGCAACACGAAATGCAACACGAATTTGATACAATATGTAAAAAAACAGCCCCAAGGAGTAACCTCCAAGGGGCTTAAATTTTATACTTTTTAGATCGCAATCAAATCTTTCCAGGTGTTCTTTCCGCATTCCCCGTCAACGCTCAGAACCCCGTTTCTGGATTTCTGATACTGTTTTAATGCATAAATGGTATTTGCATCTGCTTTTCTGGATAAGCTCAGTGCTTTCCCGTTTTTTCCTTTAAATCCTCTTGCGATCAAAATCTCTTGAAGCAACAGGACAGAAGTTCCTTCGCTTCCAAGTTTTACTAATTTTGGCTCAAACATATAACCGGCTCCTTTCGATGTGGTCGTTGATGGTTTTGTGCTAGTTGATGGTTTTGCGGTAGGCTTACTTCCAGTAGTATTGGTAAGTCCACTAAAATCAATTCCTTTTCCAGTAAATCTAAGACGATGCGTCCATCCGTGACTGTACAGGTACCAGGGCTGTGTACGGATCTCATTTCCAGAATTATCTTTCGTATCTTTTGTGCCCTCCGAACTTCTGGCATGAACAATGTCGTTCTTACCAATCGCCATTGCTACATGACTATTGGATCCATTCGGATTATTGTCCGCCAGTTCCAGGTCGCCTTTTATCATCTGTTTGTGTGCGGTCTGATTCCTAGCGACAACCTCAAATCCGGCATTCAGCATCTTGAGCATATTGCCAGTATAAGAGCAATTCTCTTTGAGATAACGCGCCTGTTTGGTAAGCCCATTTTTGAGGAACGCATAGTAATAAGCAGTAAGTGCCAATGAGCTACAGTCAAAAGATTTCGGAATGTTAATTTCGTATAAACTCCTAATTCTCTGACTGTATCCATGACTGTTATCATTGGCAATATTTACCGCAAAGCTTACTGCATCGTTTTTCACATTCTGGATAATCTGTTCTTTTGTCTTTGCCATTGTTCCACTCTCCTTTGCTTCTGTATAATCTTTATAAAATATATTTCTATCAACTTTGGTATTAATTCCTGGAATCGTTGCTTTTGAGCTGTACTGCCAGCCAACACCCCAACTTGGACGTAATCTCTCAACTACTGTCCCGTTATCATTTGCCGGATATCTGGCAATCCAGAAATCATGCTTTTTGAGGTGACTGCAAATCACGGTATTGTACCAATCAACGTTGCAGTAAATTCCGAACTTATATCCTGCGGCTTCCACGATTTCACGGAACGCATCAGCCATCTTGTGAATGCTTTCAGAGCCAAGTGTACGCTGATTATTGTGTTCCAAATCCAGAAATACTGGAAACTGAATTTTCCGTCCATTAAGCACCGAAACAACTTTCCTGGCTTCACTCCGGGCTTCGGATACTGTCGAAGCATAGGAATACTTGTATACTCCTACTGGAATTTTATATTTATTGCATCCGGCAAAGTTGTTCTCGAACTGTCCATCAATAACATTTCCGGCTTCTGTAATTCTCAAGATTGCAAAATCCATTCCGTAATTTGCAACCTTATTCCAATCAATCTTCCCTTGCCACGATGATACGTCAATTCCTTTTAACTCCATAGTTAGCTCCTTTCACATACATTTTCTAAAAGTTGGATGGTATCCCAAATTTCTTCAATCGGCTTACCATGTCCATTAATGTACAAAAGTAAATCAAAAATTACAGACCATAGTTTCCGTATGATTTCTTCATTACTCATATTGTACCAATAATGATTCGATCTCATTGATTCTGTCTCTGACTTTCTGTCTCTCAAAATTCAGTGCATCCACATCATATGGAATTGCCTGTCCACTCAGCTGATATTCCAGAGCTTTGATGATTTTCCAATCTCCAATATCAGAAGTGTTTGCCTGTAATCTCGATCGCAGTTCCCTCAGTTCTGCTTCTAACTTTTCTTTTTCTACATTCTGTTTAAAATTCTGTTCCATTATGCTACCGCCTTTCTAAATAGCTGTTCAAAAAGTTTGTCCATGTTGTGAATAGATTTCTTGCAATCATATTTCACTTGGCAGTTTCTCCAAGATTTGTAGGTAAATATGATTTCACAAAGAGTTATTTCTTTGTTATCAAGCTTCCTTTTAAAAGCTTTTAGCTTTCTCCGTTCTCTCACAAAATTACTTTTGCACGGCTTATGCACGATTTTTCCCGATTCCGTAATAAAAATATATTGTTTAAGGAAAATAAAGCCTTTATCAATCCGACAAATATGTGTCTTTTTCTTATTCAGTTTCATTCCTAGCTCTTCTATGATTTCTTCCGCTCCACTTAAAAGACTTTTTAAGTATTCCTTATCGTCGCTGATTGCATAGAAGTCGTCCATATGTCTTGCATATTTTCCATATCCCATCACGGATGTAAAATAAATATCCAATGGTGTAGGATAGTAAATTCCGCAAATCTGCGATATCTGAGAGCCGATTCCAAGTCCCTTTCCATCATCACTAAATGAACAGATTATCATTTCAAGCAAATCCATCATCTTTTCGTCTTTGATGTGCTTCTTCAGTGATTCAATCAGTTTATCATGCGGAATGCTCTCAAAGAATTTGCTAAAATCTCCAACAAGGATATATCCTTTATTCCCATGCTCTCTGTAGTAATCTCTCAAATGCTTATCAAGTCTTTTTCTGGTAAACTCAACGCCTTTCCCTTTTACCGAAGCACCGTTATCGTAGATAAGTTTCGAATATAAGACAGGCTCTAAAACATAATCACAGATTGCTCTTTGTAGAACTCTGTCTCTGATTGAAGGCGATTTGATATGCCTTGTTTTTCCTCTCTCATTAACATCAAATTCTATGAATCTATCTGGTTTATATGTTCCTTCTATCAAACTTCTTCTCAATTTGGTGAGATTCGGCAACAAGTTTGCTTCGTATCTCTGGATAGATGCTTTCCAATCAACTCCCATCTTGCATTTATGGAATGACTGGTACAGGATATTCATATCTGTTATTTTTTCGTATAAATTTTGTTGCATATTGTCAAATAGTACACGTTTACAGCCGTCGGACGTATCTGTTGGCATCATGCACATTATTTACCCTTTCGGGACGGATAAGGTTTCCTTCGTAAGATATACACAGCATCAGCCTTTTTGTATATCATTCAAATCGTGGACGCACATAGTTGTTGGCATTCGACGCGTTGTTGTAGTTCGCATTGCCATTGTTGTTGCAATTGCAGAAATTCGACGCCGAGGCTATCAAACCTTACCCGATGTAAATATTTACTTTCCTTTCTCTATATTTTTACGGTCTCTGTTATCTCTTTGTCTCCATCCTTTCAACAGATCAACTTCTCTTTCTACTGCCTCAAGAAGTGGGATTAACCTGTTCAAATCAATCGCAAAGCAAGATGCTATATATTGTAATTCCTGGTACAAGCTATAACAGATACCAATTGCATTATTTTGATATTTTCTCCTTACAGCATATTCCTCATGCAAGAACTCTTTTGAGGGATATATGGAATTCGCAAGTGTGATGTTGTCTATAAGGTCTTTCATGTAATCCATCATTACTTTTCTTTCTTGTTCTATAAACCAATTCGGAAATTCTGCCTGAAACTCATGGTTTGGAGTCTTACCATATTTCGAAAATATCTCATCTATCATCTGTTGATCTTCTTTAGAAATATCCTTAATGACTTGATTCACGGATTTCGGATTTCTTTTCGCTCCGAAATCACGCATCATCCACTTTGAAATCTCAGCCCGCATATAAATTGCGTTCTTGTAAAATTCCATTGTGGATAGACTTCTTAAGTGTTTTAAAACTGAAATTTTATTTTTCTCCTTTCTTCCATCCGCACCCACAAGGGGTGCAGATTCCAGATTTCGCTACGCTCCGATTACGAAGCGTGGACGCACATTGCCGTTGGCATACGACGCGCCGCCGCAGTCCGCATAGCCATTGCTGCTGCAACGGCAGAAATTCGACGCCGAGGCAGCTCCCTTTAAATAATACCACGCTGAACGGTTATTAATTGCTTGCTTTGAGTGCACAAAAAGTTCGAATTGATGATTGGCGGTACCAATATCATAGGCAGATGACGAAAATACGATCGAACCATATAGCTCAATCTCGCTCATAAGAATTGCTTGATATGAACCCCATTCCCAACTATTCATACAGCCAGTTGCCGCTCCAAATTGGTTATATCCAGAAGCATTAAGACTATTTGAAACTAATTCCCTTGTTGTTTTCAGATGAGAACCAAATTCTGCGAAAAGCTGTTGATTGATGGTTGCTCCCGCGGCAGTAGAACCAGCTGTTGCAACTTCTCCAATCACTGTGGTGTTCATCTCGCTACCCTTGTACCCACCAACTGTGGTATTTGTCGGATTCATTCGGCTTCTGCCAAAGTGCTGAGTACCGCCAAAACCTTGACCTGGCACCATAACGAGATGATGATAAGTGACTGGATTACTGTTGCCGTTTCCGTACAGCGAATCAATGCCCGCGATTGTTACGTACTGTGAACCGGTCAACTGCAATGAGGCATCTGGATTCGGTGCCGATATTGCACGGGACATTTTGAAATAATCACCAACATAGATATCTTCAAAAAGAGAATATCCGCCTGTTCCATTAAGACGTTTCCACAGTGAGCCATCGTTGTAGTACGAAGTGATGTCTTTTGGCGCAAGGCGCGGGATGTTGTGAGACATTCTGGATAATATCGCTTCCGCTATAGACTGCATTGTGACCTGCTTATTTGATTCTTCAGATGTATCATACGCTAAAAAGGTATCCGTGTCCGCTGGCTTTGTTTTTACTGGATATTCATTAAATTTTGCCATATTAATTCTCCTTTTCTATATTGAACTTTTCATAGAGCTGATTAATTAATTCTTTCTGTCGGTCAAGCTGTTTTTTCTGGCTTTTTATCATTGCAAACATTGCTGGTATCATGATACGTTCGTTCCAGTCCTCAACAAGTCCGTTTTGATGCCGAGTAGCTTCTGGAAAGAATGCTTCTACATTCTCAGCAATAAACATCGGGATATATCTTCCTTCATTCTCGTCCCCTTTAACTAGATATCCCTCTTTATATTTCGCCCAAAGTGGTTTGATATTGTACCATTCTTCAATTTCTTGCTCTGAAATATCATTTCCAATATCTTTATAGCGTTTCGAGGATGAAGATTTCAGCATCAGCTGTTTGTATCCTGTACGTCCATCCCAACAAACAGTATTTGATGATGTCGTATACTCCATGTCTTCTATCTTTGGCGATTTTGTGAAAGATGCAGGATTGGTAACAGTTAAATCTCCAAATGTACCGGTATCAGCCGATACTTCTGTTGCACTAATATTAAGCTCTTCGGCAGTCCAGTCGATTCCCCACGCCGTTTCAACGTATTCAATGTCCGCAGTGCTGCTAAAGTATTTCTCGGCACTAACAGGATTTATTCCAGTATCTGAAAAACAAATTCCTGTATATTTCATGCGCGTAGAATTTTCTTCATAGCTTGTAAATGCAGTGTAGCCTGAGTAATCTATCAGTCCCTTCACGGTGCCTTTTTTATCTTTAATCTTTAGGTATCCGTTGCCGTTTTTGGTTCCACCTAGAATTGCGGCGTTTCCCATCAATGCGTCTAAACTGATGTACAGATGTCCATTCAGATAGTAGAGGCCTTTAAATTCTCCGCCATTGGACAATATCTCAACAATCTGCTCCTGCGTAAGCATGCCAACGTCAACAGCAACCTGCCATGTCTGCTGATCGGCGATTTTAGTTCTTCCGGAATCCGTATAAATTGTTGCACGTATCATTCCGTCAGCACCAAGAGAATAGCTCTCTGGATTAATAGTTATTCCACTGGTCTGTACATTAAAGGCCAGTTTTGTCCATGTTTTTCCGGAATCTTTGCTGTATTCTACTACCCACCAGGTTTTAAAAGTTGCTTCGTCACCCTGTCCATCTCTGTAATACGCATGAACCTTGAATGGATTAGGAGTTATTTTCTTATCCTGTCCCATCATCAGGACTCCTGCGTTGGCTCTCAGGTAATACGTTCTTCCTGGAGGCCCGTCTTCTCCACGCATTCTCGCCCATGTATATTTCGCTGGGTCTGCACTGTCCGTCTTTTCAAAATCGGAATAATGACCAATGTAAATTCTATCTGTATCAGTTGTAGAAAAATCCACAGTTCCGTCAATACTATTTGCATAAGCGGTATGGATGTAAGAAGTTTCTCCGTTCTCTCCCGGAATGCCAATTCCGTCCGCTCCGTCTTCACCGCGAAAACGGCTCCAAATGTAATCTTTCGGATTATCAGACGGTGTTTCTGTAGTTTTATTATCAGCAATTCCAACATAGATTGCTTCTGTGACTGTATAGATTTCATCCCCGGTACTGTCCAGTATGGGACTTTCGGCGCTGTCCAGAAGTTTTACATAATCTGGGCTATCACTCATATCAGAGCCATCCGGCATGGATGCGTATTTTCTCCATGTATAAAGCTGTTTTCCGTTTTTTCCTGATTTCTGCTTGGAAATCGTAAATCTCTTCGTTATAGAAAGATTAATCAGGTACGTTGCCTTAATGTCCACCCATCCATTGTCGGCACTCAAACCTGTGACAGTGTAAGTATGCGTATCTACATCCCAAGAGCCGGTTACACTGTCTGATTTTGTAATGGTATAGCTACAATCATTTGTGATATCTGACAAGCCGTACATAACTTTCGCTGTAGTTGTCACTGTTGGAAATACCGGAATGTTTCCGTCTGCGTCAGATGTGATCGTCTGCATATCGTTCGACAGCTGGAATGTCATATTCTTGGCAGATGCAATATTGTTGTCCATTTTTGTCAGTTTATCCGGCAAAGAACTACCACCAATTACAACATTATCACCACTGATGATTACTTTTTTGGTGTCCATATCAACCTGGAAGATTATGTTTCCATCGCTATCTCTGACAGTCAGTGCGCCTGTGTCAATATAATCAGCATTGATACCATGTGCGTACAGAATTTTTGCTATCAAATCGCCTGTCAGAAAGAAACCGTAAGGATATGTTTTGCCACCATCATTGGATACGCCAATGGCTTCTGCTGTGAATTTAATTACATTTTTTGATTCTGCAAGTGTAGGCTTGTCATGCAGATATGTAATAGTACTGCCATCTTCCTGTGCGACTGATGTTTCATATAATCCAGAAGAATTTTTTAAGGTTTCTTCTAATTTCTTTACTGCTTTTTCTCTAGCTGATTGTTCTTTTTTAACAAGTCGTCTTGCCTCTACGATTGCCTTAGTGGATTCTGACTGGAACTTGCTCTGCCCTCTGATAGGGTCGTCGGCTTGAGTTTTTACAGTAGTCTTTCCATTAACGGAACAAGAAACGTCCGTCAGCGGAGTTATATATCTGTTCCATTTGCGATCATAAGTATATGCCATATCTCCAAACTCAATGAGTGGGTTATATACAAGTTCTCCCGACATGTTACGGAATTTAGCTCCAATTATGGAATCGCCAATTTGAGCAGCTACCGTGTCCAAGTCCGAATCCGCAACAAGGTCGTTCTCCAATTCAAGAACATATCCTGTGCTTCCGTACATGGCTTCATTTTCTCTATTTTTTAGCTTGATTCCAGTAATCACAATATCATCACTAGAAACGGTTGGACTTGTAAAAAAGTCTTTGAGCTTTTCGGATGTGTCAGCTGCTGATTCGATCAGTGTCAAGAATCCATCACTATCAATTGTCCAGTTCCCTGTCGGACTGATAAAACTTTCTGAGTCAATACTTGCGCCGCCTTTAAATGTTACATTTCCATCAGCGTCCACTACTGCGTTGTAATCTTCTTGTACATTGGAAAAATCCCATCTGATAAATCGCAAGTATCCTCTGCTGTCCAGGCGAGCGTTCGCAGTCTCAAGCATTGCTGCCCATCCGAACAACTGACGAAACGTCATGTTTTCCGGAATCTCTGACACGATCAGATTTCCATGAGCCATGGAGACTTCTGACGGAATACCAAGAGTCTCACACGCATCTCTAACAAGAGTCTCTATTGACTGTGGCAGAACCAGATGAGATATATAAGTTGCGTTCGTTTTATACATATCGTCCAAAGCGGTAAAACTAAGGATTTCGCCATATTGTTCTGGTGTCGTAATTGTATAAATACCTTTATCAATGGTTTCGACTCTGTCTTCTGTCGCTGCTTTTGTTGCCAGAATCGCACCGCCACTCTGGTCAAGAATTGGGTCATAGTTTTCATCCAGCAATTCATCTGTTGCAGCCGGACTTGCTACGGAGGTCTGCATTTTAAGATACGCATGAACTTTTGCCATGTAGAAATTATAGTTTTTCCACTGGTCGGAAGTGTTGTCCAACTCCAATGTCATGGATTTACAAACAACGCAGCCAATCGGAAAGCTGCTACTTTCTGCACAATCGGAAAAAGTGCAGTTTTCACCCATGATTTCATTTTTGACTATTTTTACAGTTCCGTCAGGAAAGATGATTTCCACTTCTTGCCAGACTCTTTCTCCGTCCTGTAGTTTTTGTTTGAACGCATCAGATACATTAATCAAGTGGATTCACCCCCTGCATGTTAAAAGATATTTTTGATACAAATTTTAAGTCTGGCGAAATTTCTCCAATAGTTAGGTTTGCTTTTCCGACATAAAACGGGTCTGTTCGCCATGCCATGTGATACAGTGACCAATGATACAAATTGAAAGTTTTTCCTTTTGCGATAATTTTGAGAATTTTGTTTGCTTCTATGACTGGAACGTTTGATGCTTCATAGCTATACTGTTCGACTGTAAACAATGGAGTCAGCAATGCTTTTCCGAACTGCGTGCGGTTACTACCTTCTGAATAAGTTGTTTCAAGGTTATAACCCATATCTTTATCTGGCTGATAGATGGAAGCCCCATTCATCTTGTATCGCTCTGTTATACTTTTTGGGATAGTTGCCATTCTTCCACCTCCTATGCCAGTTCAAACGGATTTCTTCCGCTTGTGCTGCGTCTTAATTTTGCTTCATCAATAATTTCATCAAAGATTGTTCTGCGATTAATCTGAGCAATAAAACGATAATCGCCGCCACCTGTCTGCCGTCCTGCAGTTTCTTCCCGGAAAATCTTTCTGAGCAGCGCTTCCGGTGTCTCGATGTTGTTTCCTTGCTTCTGATCTCCTAACACAGCGAGAAATTCTGATCTTGGAGGAATAACAGCACCTTTTGCAAGATATGGAATAGTTGGAACTCGCGGAAATGTAGCACTAAATCCGATTGTTTTCTTTCCGAACGGTGTAGGCACTTCCCACGGGCCAAAAGAGAATGCGGATTCAATGCCACCAATTGCATTATTAATCATCCCAACCGCATTATTAACAATGCTGATTGCCTGATTAATCGGAGCTTTAATAAAATTCACAATGCCTTCAAATGCAGATCTGACTGCATCTCTGGCGGCATTAAACTTATTAGTGATAGCATTTTTTATCGCTTCTACTTTATTGGAAACAAATGTAGTTACGTTTTCCCATGTTTGAGACGTCTTGTTCTTTACGCTGTCCCATACGCCTACAACTTTAGTTTTAATTGCATTAAACACTGTGCTGGCTGTGGATTTAAGAGAGTTCCAAAGGCCAGAAATTGTCTTTTTGATTGCGTTCCAGATTATTGAAGTTAATGCCTTAATCGCATTCCAAGTAGTACTGATAATGCTCTTTATTATACTCAGCGCGCCTTTTGTTACGGTTTTAATTACGTCCCATGTGCCAGTTATAATATCCTTAATAAGATTCCATATTCCATCCGCAATCTCTTTTATTCCCTGCCAAGCCAGTTCCCAGTCTCCTGTGAAAACGCCGACAAGAAAATCAATGATTCCGCTCAGTGTGTCTGCTACGTCACCAATTATTTTAATTAATGATTTTATGACTTTGATTGCCACAGTGCCTACAACGTCAATTATTTCTGCCACAACTGGAAGTAAATTCGCGATTATCCAGTTAATTAAAGGCACTAACACTGACTCCCACAGAAGCTTCAGAGAATCAATGAGTTTTCCGAGGAATGTTTCTATCTTTAAAATCGCGTCCCCTAATGGTCCCTCTAACAGCCCTTTGATTTGTTCCGCCAGTCCTTGTAGCACTGGAAGAATGTATGTGTTATATCCGGTTATCAGAGTTCCAAATATGCTTGATAGTCCATTTGCTATAGAATCAAAGAGCGGCTTTACGTGTTCATCGTATAACCTTGATATTGCGTCGCTAAGGTTTTGAACAACTGTTAAGACGCCGCTTGTTACGGTTTCTATTACTCCGAGACTACCCTCGATTGCTGACTTTAAAATGTCCTTGTTGTCGATAAAAGGCTGCGCAATCATGTTAAGGATGTCTCTGCCAAGTTTTGCAGCCGTTTCCGTAAGAACCATTCCGATTTCAGCAAAGATTCCGATTAAATCTGCTGTGATCTGTTGCGCAGTTTCTCCACCTAAAACTGAGAAAACATCAGCGAAAGCAACTGCAAGATTTCCTGCGATTTGTGAAATTTCAGCGCCGATGTTGAACATATCTATCAGATAGTTCTTTATTCTTTGCGTGTTCTGCTTTAAAAACTTTTCAATTCCGCCTATAATGTTTTGCGCAATTGTCAATCCGATTCTGGCAAATGAGCCAGCAACTTGTCCAATTGCATATGCAAATGAATCTAAGAAATTATTTGCTGCTTTGGTAACTTCTGGGTCAGTGAAGATATCCTTTAAAGACTTCCATATGGAATCGAGATCTTTCTTTATTCCGTCAAAAATTGGCTCATAATCTCCTAATCCATCCCAGAATCCTTTTGCGATTAACTTAGCCAGCTGCTTAAATCTGTCGATTATCTTTTTTAGCGGTTTTGACATCTTATCAAGAACTGTCTCACCCTTTGCCATTTTTCCGTAATCAACATTTTGTACAGCATCTTTCATCTGATCTGCAAGTCCACCAGTCGCACTCGGCGTTTTTGACGATGAATCCGTACTTTTATCCGTTGAGTAATTATTTATTTCATCCAGTGGGCTGAGATACCCCTTTGCTGCCTTAGCAGCTTTCTTAGTTGCGTCCGCTGTATCATTTGTTGCATCCGCCAGCTTTTCGGCATTGTCGGCAGCATTTCCATATTGATCTGCCGTATCAGCTATTGCATCTGTCCCGGCAAGACCTGCACCACTCGCACCTGTTTGGCCAGATGATTTCTTTCCGGTGATTAACTCCGTAAATGACTTGAAGGCATTTGCCAGAGTTGCTAACTTACCGAGTAAGATATTGATAACTTTCAGAACAGGAGTAAAGAGGTTGATTAATCCCTGTCCGACTGTTGCCTTGAGAGACTGCAACTGCAACTGCATCACTCGTACCTGGTTTGCCCAGCTGTCAGAAGTACGGATGAAGTCACCAGATGCGGCTGATAACTGTTCCTGCACAAAAGCAAAGCGGAGGGCAACTTTCTCCTGTTCAGTCATTGCCGATGTGGTCTTGCCATATCCATTAGCAAGTGCATATTGGTCAAGTGCCGACTGGGTCATTACCACGCCCAAATCTTTTAATGTTTCCGTTTCACCCGTAAACACTGATTTCAGTTTGATATAAGCCAAGTCCTGACTGATGTTGTAGAATGATGCCACATCACCAGTCAGCTGTGTCAGGGCCGTTGACATATCATAAGCCTGTGATTCTGAAAATCCGAACGACTTAGACATTGCTCCGAACGTACCGACATACCTTTTTGCCATTGTCTCTGACAGTCCGGCTGAGGTCATGGCGTTTTTGGCGAATTCATTGACCTTGTCGGACATGGTGGTAAATGTAACATCGACCACATTCTGTACTTCTGCAAGGTCAGAACCAAGTTCCACGCACTCCTTTCCGAACTGCACTAATTTGCCAACTGCAAACGCCCCACCAATCAGCAGACCGATTTTTTTTACAGCACTTCCAAGGCCGTTAAATGACTGTTTTATAGCTGAGACACCATTCTGGACACCGGTCGTATCCATTCTGGTATCAATAATGACTGAGCCATCAGCAGCCATGTGTCCACCTCCTAACTATTTGAGGTTTAACATCTCATTCAGCTTATCTTTATAAGCTTGCTCCTCTTCGCTGAGACGTGTTTTTATATCAATAATGTTCTTATTATCGTGATAGAATTTCTTTTCCCATTTATCCAGACGTTCACCTTTTGCCTTTTTTGACCGGATTCCAACAACTGTATTGAACAGGCATTCACCAGATTCCATAAAGTACCCAAAGAACGTCCACCAGTGCATATAAGGTATGGCTCTGATTTCTTTACCGGCAACCTTGTTTACCGCCGGAACAATCATGTCTCCATCCTGTTCCCAATCCATCAAACGGGGCTTTGGGCGGTTCGGATTATCGTCCAACTGTCCGCAGTCGATGAACTCTGATGCTTTCTGACAAGCTTCATCCAGACACTCAGCCGGTATGCTTTGCCAGTCCTCAAACAGAATCTGCAACATAACAACTGCTTTCGCCTGCTCGTCCAGTTCTGGGTCGTTCATGGCTATGAGAATATCAATGATTGCTCGAAAATCCGTTCTGATAGAAAAATCCACCCCACTTATGTTCAGTGAGGTGGGTAGCTCATAGGCGGTCATTTTGTATATTTCTCCACGTACTTATTGACTGCCGTCTGCATTTTCTTTTTTCTCTTTTCGATTTCCGGTGCGATTGCTTCTGCGATCTTGTCAAGTACGATGTAGGCGAATACCTGACCATTGCCGAATACAGTGGTTGCCGTGATCGGCTCTTTGAACAGGTCTTTTGATGCTTCATATCCGAGCAGATAGTTGATTTTGTCTTCGATCTGTTTGTTCAGTTCTGCCATTTCCTTACCAGATGTGACTTTTTGAATAGAATTTTTAAGCTGGTCAAAGTACTCTCCCAGTTCCTCCGCACGTGCTGCTACATTGATATCAGTCGGGTTAAGCTTGAAAGAAGAAAAAACTTCGTCTTCGTTGTTGGTAAACGTGAATGTAAAAATTCCATCATCAATTTTGGTATTAATTACTTTTGCCATTTAGCATATCCTCCTTGTGTATGTGCTTATTCACTGTCAGCTGTGAATGTACCGGAACTGATATCAAATTTTCCTTTTACACGTTCGCCAACATAGTTGACAGTAAATGGAATCTGATAGCCAGATGTGTCTCCACCGTAGGATGTCGGCACAACGTAGCAGTCCTGCTGATATGCTTCATACTTGCCTGCTGTGGCTTCTGTCCAGAGATGAACCTCAACTGCTTTTGTTTTGAGGTTATCGTCTTTGAGACGTCCATCTACGATTTTCTGTAACGCCGTGAATAGGTCAGAAGTGGTATCTGCATAAAATGGATCGGCATCAGAAGATACCTCATAGCCGTTATGTTTAAATGTGGATTCTCCAAGAATATTTTTAGATGTTTCGGTATCCGGGTTGAGTTCGATGTTGTACTCTTCCAGGTCCTTTCCAAGACGCTCATATTTTGGTGTCAGTCCTCCGCACAGAGAACCTGCATCAATATAATGAGCCATGTATTTACGGTCAATCTTGCCTGTAACTGCCATAGAAATGTCCTTTCTGCCTATAACTTTTAAAAGGCTGTGTAGGTTAGCGACTATCTCTAATTGATAGCCGGTTGTTACGTTATATTACTTCATAAGTGTTTTCGTAGCGCACTGACAATGGCAATAGCCAATCCTGTACGCCACTCTCCTGCGGCTTTGTACCGTAGGAGTTTCCACGGGTTATACGTTTTATCACTCGCCCTTGCGAAAGCTCTGGAAACGCATTTAAACGTGTCTCAGTGCCATTTATGACAACTGGTTCTCTGCATATCCATTTACCGAGATTATCCAAAAATTTCTGAACAGATAATTTCTGCCTCTCCTTGTCGGATGCTGTTCGGTATACCACATAAAATGGATACTGGCATACCTGATGCATTACGCCACAAACATCTTCTTTTTCTGAATAGATCAGCGCCCCGTTGTCTGCTGAAAACGCAATTCCCGATTCTTTGCCAAGTTCCTCGAATTTGATTATTTCATTGTCGTGTAGTCCCGGATACTGGTTTAGAAGTGCTTTCATGGCGTCTGTCAGAATGTCATATCCGGTTGCATCTACTCCGATAGGTTTATCTGCCATGTCTGCCACCTCCTGCCTGTGCTTTTACTTTACGAATCCATGTGTTTCCGTATTGTCGTTTTGCGGCATCAAACCATTCAGCTTGCGCCTGAGTATGCGGTGATTTTGTATATTGAAGATTCTCTTTTGCATTCGTTTTACCGGAATACTGGCTCACAAGAACCTTTTCCGCATCGTGTCTTGCCCATGTACTACCTGTTGCGGGGTCGACCATGGTTTTTCCAAAATAAAGGAAACGTCCATATGGTTCCGCCGCCGCACATACAAATCCAGTCCCTTGCATTGATGTACTTTTGACTCTTGTTCGGTCAATAAAATCTCCCGAAATCATTGGCATAAACTCTATCATGCTGTCCATGACCATTCCATCAAGGAGATACTGAGCTTCTTGATACTGTCTGGAGAATCTATCCATATTCAGTTTAATTTTCATATATCCATCAACTACGGAGAATCCTTTGAAATGATGAATCTTGCTCATATTACTTACCTAGAATTTCAAAGTGTGGAATCAGTGTATATGGACCGCCTACACTGGTAATCTTAAACACATTATCCCTGTTCTCGTTCATGTACTGATAGAATCCATTTCGGTAATCACTGTCAGTTATCGTTCCACCAGTCCACTCACCCTCCCAGAAGAACGATTCATCTGAGAATGTGATAGTGTCTTCCAGAGCGTTGTTAATCTGCCTTTTCCACTCCTTAGGCGGTACATATGGGAGAATCTTGCCATCATTGTCAATAATGGTTATATCGCCATTCTGGGCGGTATATCGGATGTGTAACTGTGCGTTGTCAGTTGCGTCTGGTCCGTACTTTTTAAGGATTGCTCCTTTGTCCGTAATAAGGTCAGCGCCAGATAGTACATGAGGATACCAGTACGCATCTCTTGTTGTCGGACTCTCATAATAATTGAAAATCGTCAAAGTTTTTTCGTACATGATACCCTCTCCTTAATTATTCTTTCTGCACTGTCTGCTTGAGAACCTGATTCACACCAGTAGCCGACAATCCATTAAACATACCGACTGCAACCGCCGTGATGTAATCTGTTGCTGGGAAGTCCGGGATAATCCTCATTCCGACTGCTCCGAGAATCCCGCCAATAACCGCCATGATTACTGGAATCCATTCATCAGAGATTCTTTTTGATGCTTTACAGCCCATTCCTACGATGTAACAGATCATCACGATTGCTACGCATGAACCCAATGTTGATATATCCATTATTTTTCACCTCACATTAATTTAAGTTCATTGAATACTTTAAAAATTTTCGGTGACTGAATAGCAAACCAGTCAACCGTAGTTTCGTCATGTCCGAACTGTTCTGTGTGTTGCCAGTTGCACTGCAATCCGCTTTCCGACAAGAACGCATGAATAATTTCATGCCTCAACTGCTTTTTCTGTAAGGAATCAAAATCGCCAACGTTATTTGCGTTGTCTGTTCTGATAACAATTTCTTTTGATGTATTGTCTGTGTAACCGTCAATATCTGCGTTTTTAAGTTCTTTCGGAATGATTTTGTAAACCGTCCCGAGAACATCAATCTTACACTCCCGCATTCAATACTGGTATCCCTTCATCCGTCCTTACTCCCATCAGAAGTGGCAAAGCCGTCTTGTAAAGTAAGTCATTCGTTTTCTGTACGTCTCCGGTGGCGGCATACACTGCACTCCATTCCTTTGCACCTGATGCTTTCTGCTGTGGCGTTGCATAAGAGATGGATTCACTGCCAGATGATACAGATGTTACAATGCCTGTCGTGCTACCACCGGACCCGATTGCGGTTGACGTACCGCTCACAGCGGCATTAGTAGCATTCCTTTCAGCAAGTTCAATTTGATACATTTTTTCAGCCAATGAACAGACCGCCTTTTTGATACGCTTCTGAGAGCGTTCATCTGTCGGCAGTCCATTCGCCAGCCTGTCGGATGTCATTAAATCTACAAAATCACTGGCTCTTTCTGCCAGTCGTGGAAAGTCGGCTTCTGGCACGACATTGCCGAATGATTCTGTATAGAATTTATAATCTGCATACGCCATGCCAGTTACCTCCTACATTTATGATTTTGCTGTTACGCTTGCACTTCCGGCGTTCAGTGCTTTGTACGTTCCATCACACTCAACCACTGTGATCTTCTGTCCGGTTGCTGCTGTGATATCGGCTTTTCCATCCCAAGTACTCCAGTTTCTGAGGTTCTGTCCATATCCAACAGTTACTGCGTCTG